CGTACCCTCGGGCGAGTACAAAGCCTGCCGCATGAACCCCTTGAGTTTGTTGAGTTCCTGCTCGTCCTGTCCGCGGGCTCGACGCAGGTCCTCGTCGATGTCCACCTGATACGCACGGACCGGGATCGGCGAGAACGAGCCGGTAACGCCGGCAACCCACGTTGGCAGCGCGGCACGGTCGCCGGGTCGCTGCCCTCGGGGCACGGCGTTGACCGCCGCCTTGAACTGCGACAAATCCAAGATGTTGAGACGGTCAAGGTCGTTGAGGTACCGAACGTTGCGGAACATCTGCCGGCTCATCGGGTCCATAGGAATCCCGAACATCTCGACCTTTTCGCCGGGGAACCGTTCAAGGGGTCGGCCCGAGAACATGTCCCGCTTGGTCAGCGTTTCGACGGTCAATTTGAGCGCCGGATGCATATTGCGGGCGATGTATGTTGCCGTGTCCGAAACCTCACCCTGACCGACAAACGCCTTAAACACCGTCCTAATGGCGTTGGTGGTGTCCTGCAAGGCTTGCACGGGCAGGACCTGCCCAAAGGTGACGAAGCGCGGTCCGTCCGGGGTGTTGATGATCGGAACGCCGATGTTGTCCTCAAGGAATTGCGGCGTCACCTCGTTCAAGTCGGCCTGCGAAAGACCCAACGCTCGGTACGCGTTGTCGCGCACCTTGGACACGGCTCCGAGGTACTTGGGGTTTTGGGTCATGAGGTTGACCGCCGCCCCGGTAGACCACTTCATAAACCCGTAGAACGGGATCACCCGCTTCAGGACGTTGCGTTCGACCGACGTGTAGTATTCCCCGGATCCGTATAGCCACGACTTAGCGTGAGCAGCGGCGTCTTCGATAGACATACCGCGCTGAAGGGCGTACAGCGCCGCAGCCGTGCGACCGAGGTCGTCGCCGTATCGGGCAACGCCACGACCGTACTTTCCGACCGGGTTGTCGAGTCGGTAGACCGGGTTGTAGGTGGGGTCGAGCATTCCGACCGCCACCTCCTTCATCGTCTTTCCACCCTGCCGTCCGGTGCCGATATGCTCCGTGCTGAACCCGAGCAAGCCGGCAATCGTGTCCATAGTGCGGGTCGGCATTTGGCGCGACAGCGACGACCGGAACATGTCGTCGGCAAACGCATCGCGCACCGAACTCGACCCAACAACCCCGTGAAGTTGGAACTCCTCGACGACGTCCGCCAGCAAGCGGCGCACGCCGTTGATTTCGAGCGTAGCGTCGCCGAGTTCTTGGCGGATGGAAGTGCCGTTTTCCATTGCACGCCCGACCGCCGCCGAAATGCGGTTGGCCTCGACCAACGACGCCATATCCACGTTGCCCGACATGGCTAGCGTGCCAAGGTTTTGCGTGAGGTCGCGAGCGCGAGTCTGCACGTACAACGGATTGAGCGTCGTTGCCGGCGACCACCACGACCGGAGGGTATCAAGCACCCGAACCAACGAATTAGATCGCAACGTGTCCGGGGCGGTGATGTCTTTGATGTGACGCATGACGTTGTCGTAAACGTCGGCGTCCATCTTTACGAGACGAAGTTTAGCATTCGCCTGATAACGCTTTTGAATATCAGGAGGCAGCGAGTTCCAATCGACATGGAAGTCGTTTTCCATGCTGAAGAGAGCCCGCGCTTCGTCGGCACGCATCGCAGGATCAACAGCAAACTGCTTTTTCCCTGCGCCCACGACGCCAAGGATCTGTTTCTTCGCCTCGTTGAGCGAAGCCTTGCGTGCAGCGTTTTCAGTTCGCAACGCGGCCTGCTGCGCCCGGACGGATTCGCGGACATCGTTCACCCCTCTCGTAGCGGTGGACATCGAATACCACGACCCTGATTCTTCAACGTTCGCAGCCGCTCGCACCTCGGCAGCAACCTGACGTCGGTGCAAGTTCCCCGCTGCAAGCGGCTTGGCATCTACACCTGCCACCATGTTTTGCAGGTCGCGCAGCATACGCTGCCGGTCGGCAATCAACTCGTTGACGATATCACCAGTTGAGCCGAATTCAGCCTTCGCCGCTGCGGACAACTTGCCCCATTCCTCGGCATACGGAATCAAGACTTTGAGTTCGTCTTGGGTTTGCCGCATCAACGCCGCCACGTCCGCTCCCGGAGCAACGAGCGGCTTTCGTTCAGCCATCGCCAAGATGGAGTTGCCGTGCAACTCTCGGGCTTTAGCCTGCACGTTCGGATCCGACATGATGTCTGCGAGCCCACGCGAAACCACCTTCGATTGCTGCTGCGTGAGTTTGAACTTGACGGGCGCACCGACCGCCTCGGCAGACGACATGTCGAATAGCGCGTCGGCCATGTCCCGGATGCGCTGCCGCGACGCGCTTACGCGGTCGAGCAGATCGGCAAGTTTGGCCGATGGCACAAACTCGTCGCCGGCCTGCTTGAGTTCCTGACTCTGCACTACGTTAATGCGTTCCAGCAATCCTTGGTGCTGCCGTTGCGCGAATTGCAACTGCTCGCGAAGCGCCGACATCTCCGGAGAATCGGCCTTAGACGCATTTTGCAAAATGTTGTCTACATAGATGCGGACTTCGCTGGCAAACCCGGCGTTCCGTTTGGTCTGCCGCACGTTTTCCAACCGCATCTTCACCATGCGGTCGAACACCGTGTCGTCCGGTCGCGGCGACAAATCGTAGGCATCGTTGAGTTTGAACTCGTCCACATGCCGCAGCGCTTTATCAAGTTCGGTCGTGATTTGCTCGGGAACCACACCGTCCATCTTGATTCGGTCCGCGACGTGTTCGCGGACCTGATGCATGACCGTGTCGAGACGGGCGTTGACGGCGTAGTCGGTTACGTCCGACATGACGTCGGCGCGGCTTGCTACCTTGGCGACGTTCTGCTCGGGGTCGTAAATGAGAATACGATGCTTCGTCGGATCGTAACCCTGTAGCAGTTCGGCCACGCCCTCGGTGTCGCCCATGCTGGCGGCACCCTTCACAAGACCGCCGTTCTCGTCGAAAGCCATCTGCACGAACAACGGTTTTCCGATAGCCTTGCCCGACGACATGATGCGAGCGTAATCCGCAACGACAGGATTGGCGATGAAGAAGTCTGCAACATCCGGGTCAAGAGGCCGAATGACCTTGTTGGCCCACTTCGGGCCAAAGATCAAATCCGTCCATTTCATCTTGCCCGTTTGCAGCGCAGCAATTGTGCGCTCCGCTGCCTGCGCGTCGAGTTGCAGGAACTCCGTGAGACCCTTAAACCCGGTGATCTTGGAGCCAACTGTTTCCATAAGGATGTTGGCTTCCAAGGTCAGCAGGTCGTTGAACGTGCGTCCCTGCATGAAGGATCGAGCAGCCTCGCCCGTTCCCATAGCCTCCATCGCCGAATCAAATCGCTCGTTAATCAGTTGCCTGACCGCCGGGTTCATGATGCGCGGCAGGTACATTTCCATGCCTTGATTCATGAGCCCAGCCGCACGTTCGGCGCGAAGCACTCCCTGCATTGTTTTGACGTGAATTTTTGCGGCTTCCTCGACGGCATCGAACAAATCGCGACCGCCTAGTTTTTTGCCTTCGCGGATCAGATCGCGCTGCTGTTTGATGTTGGCGGTAAGTTCCCGTCGGCCCGCGTCGTCGAGACGACCGAGGTTGTCCAACTGCGTCAGTTGGTCCGCACGCAAACGGAGGGTGGCAAGTTCGGCGTCGGTGCCGGCTTCCAACGTCTTGCGTTGCCAATCCAGCACGCGCCCGACGGTAGCCTTGCGTAGGGTTTCCGCGCTTACGCGCTCGGCTAGCCGCTCGCCTTCGGTCACCGGAACGCGGTCGGCAAGCACGCCTTTCATTTCGTCGATCTGACGCTGAATCGTGTCGTCGGTGTAATCCGGGAACCGCGAACGAACCAATTCAGGCTCGCGCACAAGATTGTCCATTTCGCGTTCAAGCGTGGCAATCTCGGTCTCTACGCGGGTAAACGCCTTCTGCGCTTGCACGTAACGCCCGGCAAGATCCATGTCGCCGCGAGCCTTTGCGTCCGACGCAAGAATCTGATATTGGCGACGTCGATCCGCAACCTCGGCAAGCGTTTTCCCGCCGGCGCGAGCAAGCAGTTCGCCGCGTCGCGCAAGCAATGCTGCCGGATCACGTAGCGACAACCGATCCGCTTCGATAATCGTGTCCACTTGCTTCTGAACCTGTTGCGCCTCGGCAATGATCTCAGCCGTTGGCGAACCACGCGACGAAATCTGACCGTTGGCGGCAAGGTTGAGGTCCTCGGCAGATTCAAATCCTGCCGACCGAATCGTGTCCTGCGCTCGTTTGGCAAGAGTTCCGGACGCATTGATTCCGATGCGATCCGGCAGAAGATCGTCGAGCGTTTCCGGAGGAACGACCTCGGCCAACTTGTTGTGAGCAAACGGAATGTCTACGCCCGGTCGAGGAACCATGTCGATCTTGTTCAACATGTTTTCGGACAACCGCATGGGACGGTTTCCGAACTTGACATCGAGCAGCCTACGAATCGCGTCCTTTTGTTTGGATACCGCAGCATCTTCAAGTTCGCTGGACAACAACGTGTCGAGATAGCCCGGTCCCGTTCGACGCGACGCCGGCGTTTTGATGTCGTCCATGTATGCGCCGATGTCGAACGTTCCGCCGTGGGCGTCGTCAATCAGCCGCTTGAACGCATCGTCGGTTTCGTATCGACGCGCCACCTCCATCGCTTGCAAGATCGATTCGCGATTGGTGATGACGTGTTCCAGCATTCCCGCGTCGTCGAGGTGTTGGAAGCCACCGGTTTCAAGCAGGACGCTAAACACTTCCATAGTGTCTCGGTCTTGCAACAACTGCTCGCGGAACTGAGGATTCATCTTCGACAAGGACATCAAAAATCCCTGCGTGATGGTGTCCTGCCGATTTTTCCACGTTGCCTTCAACGCCTTGAAGGTCGCGTACTGCTCCGCGTCAAGACCCCTTGCGCCACCGAACGCCTGCACGAGGTGGCCGGTTACGGGCGATGTTCGGATTAGCGTTCCAAGTTTGTCTACGGCTTTTGCGGAATTCAGGCTCATAGATTTGAGCCCAAATAGATCCATTGGTTTGTAAAAATCCGTAAACGGGATGTGAAAAACCATGCCGGCCTTCAGCCCGTTTTGCACCAATTGTTCCTGCGTCATGCCCGACGCCCGGAGCGCCGACGATGCAAGACCGTAATTCTTACGTGTCAACGCCGGCAGCACGTTTGCCGCAGCATCTACGGCTACGTTGTCGGCCTTCAAGGCTAGGCTAGCCGCCTTCGCCGTAGCGCCGAGCGGCATCAAATACGTTGTCGGATCCAGCAGGAGATCGCCGACTAGATTGACGACAAAATTACCCGCGCCCTCGTCTGCGTTGTAATCGCCAAACGCTTTCCGAATATCTGCAAACGACGTGTCGAGATTTGCATCGAAAAAGTCGGTGCCCGGAAGACCGCGAAGAAACCCCTCAAGCGGTGAGATTTCCGAGTTGTACCCCATTCCGCGAATGGCACCGCGAATGGCACGACCACCGAGCAGGATGTCTACAGATCCAAAAACCTTGGCCCACCACGGTTGTTGAGATGCGACACGTTCGCGTTCAGCCCGCGAAATGTCTACGGGGGTTGGCCAAACCCCAGCAAGATCCGGAGGCGTTTCTCCCGCCGCGGTTCGGGACGCTGCTCCCATCGTTCCGTAGTTCTGCAACGTCGGCAACGTTGGAAGTTGCGGGAGAGCAAATGGTGCTTGGCGACGTAGCAGATCAATCGGCATGATTAACCTCGGAGATATTGCATAATCCAACTAGCCAACGGATCGGCTTGTTGCGCCGCCGGCGGAGTCGGGGTGTTCATCGCCGCCAGCAGCGACGCGTAGGTGCCGAGCGGAGGAGGGTTGTTAACTGGCGCAACCTGAGCGAATGCCGACAAAACTTGAGCAGGAGAAATTTGCTGCTGCGGTTGCACCGCCTGCGCCTCGGTCGGTTGTTGCTGCGGTTGCCCTTGCTGCTGTTGCCTCATCTGCTGCAACTGCCAATCGCGGAAGACCTGTTGCATGATGTCCACGCCCGAGGCGCGACGGTCACTCCCTTGAGGGCTGAGATAATAATTCATGAACTGGCCGGCATTGGTGATTCCGTATTGATTCAACAAGCCGGAGTTAATCAACGATGCCCATCCCAAACTTGGGTCGTTGTATCCACCAAGTCGCCCGAATGGCATTTCCATCCCGGCAAACGGATTTAAAAACGTTGGCGTTTGCTGCTGCCGACCGATCATCCCCTGCTGAGGCGCACGGTAATACTGATTGACGAACTGATCCCACGACGGCGCGGAGGCCATTGGGTTGTTTGCAGTCGTCGCTGGCGTGTTGGGATTGATTGGGTCGGGCATATGCCTACATGCCTCCTGTCGCTCGGAACAACGGCTCTAAACGATTTGGAGATACCTGCCTCTTGATGTTGTATCGTTGCTGATACTCGTAAATCGCTCGCTGGATCTGCTCCGGCGTTCGCATCTCCTTCGGAATGTCCGAAACGGCCTTGTCGTAGGTGGCCTTAGCATCCCCGTAGTCAGCGGCGTCTACGAAAATTGGCACAAACGTCCGTCCGTATGGAACCAACAACTTTTTAGTGCGACCCCAAAACAGCATTTCTTGAGCAGGATCGCTAGCAATAGCCGGGATCGCATCCTTCAATGGCATGTTGCCAATAAGTTCTCGGACGGCTGCTGTTTCGGTTGCGCCAATGCCGGGAATGCTTGAACCAAAACTAATTTTTCCAGTTGGACGCCCTGTTCCACTTGGATTGTCAAACTGCCTAGCGGCATTCACAAGTTGCTGGAACTGATCGGGTTGAACCTCGACGCCCGACGCTTGCAACTGCTGAAGTTGGTACCCAATGAACGCATTTCCAACTGGACCCAATTCATTCTTAGCACGTTCGGCGGCTTCGCGTTGGATGTTTGCCAAGACGCCGCGTGAGGCCGATTCTTGAAGTTTGAACTCGTAATCCCAGCCGGCGTATTTGTCGCGAAGAGCGCGATCCGTTTTAATGTTTTCCTGTTCGGCTTCCCATCGCTTCGTTTGTTCAGCAAACGTTTTGTCGAATTGTGATTTCTCAAATTCAAATCGTTTGCCAGCAAGATCGCTTCCGGCTTGAGTCGCGGCGATTTGAGCGCGAAGCGCATCAAGTTCCGCTTGAAGTCGGTCCCGCGCGGTGTCACCTTCTGCCCCAGCCTTTTGGCCCGCAGCAATCGCAGCACGGCGTTTGGCCTCAATCACCGCGGGATCGGTTTCAAACGCGCCGGCGGCGGTGCCTTGAGTCATCGCTGCGGCTTGAGCATTTAGCAACGCGATGTATGCGGCATTGCGAGCGGCCTCTTGGTCAAGCGCTTTGTTTCGTAATGCTAGTTCTTGCCCAAATTGCTCTTCTTGCTGCGCCCGTCGTTCCTTGTCTTGGATTGCACCGGGCAATACCTGACCCGCGCCCGATGCAAATCCGGCTGCAAAATCGCCCATGTCAGATCCCCAAGAAGCCTTGTTTGCGGCCTACCAATGAACCGAAAATGTTTCCGACGCCAGTTCCGAACGACGCCCACGGCGATGCCTGCTGCCACACCTGATTGCCTGCCGCGCCCACGTAAGCATTCGCGATATCACGGTCCCATTGGTATTGCGGACCAAGGACCGCGTTCATCATCGCCAAGGCGTTTTGATAATCCGCCGGACGCTGCATAGCCGCTTGCGTTTCGATTTGCCGATACGCGTCCGCGATGCCCTGTCCCTGCTGCTGGGCGACGCGACGCTGCATCTCGCCGGTCATGCCGGACCGATACGACCCTGTGGCTCCTGCACGCTCTGCAACCTGCTGCTGCGTTGCCCGAGCCGTCGATGCCTGCTGGTCAGCCGCCAACGCTCGCAGTTGTGCGATCAACTGCGGGTTGAACGTCGTTGGATTCTTCGCGTACTCCATCGCAAGTTGTTGCCCCGCCATGAACAGCGGATTCGACAGCATTTGCTGCTGGCCCGCTGTTAGGGCTCCCACCGCTTGCTGCGTGAACTTCTTGCTCTGCTTCTGCCCCGAGGTCATGCTTCCCATTGGATCGCTCCTCTCGTTCGTAAATAACCGAAACGAGCCGGTAGCCGTTGCGCTCCAGTTGGTTCCGCATGGCATCGTTGCCAACCGTTACCACGGCTTGGGTTCTAGGATACCCGTTTTTTCGGACGGCGTCATATCCGGCACGCAGAAGTTTTTGGCCCGCCACGCCCTTGCGTTCGGTCGGAATCACGTAGAACCCGGCCACGCGAACGCCCGTGCGCTCGTAGAAGCCGACGTAGTCTCCGAGTTCCAAAATCAAATATCCGATTGGCTCCTCGGCTCGGTACGCCATAAAGATGGCGCGGTTGTCGGAGAACACGAACTCATGCGTTTGATGCGCCATTCGCGCCATCTGCGCCGGGGTTTCGATGGCGAATTTCGGCTCGCGCTCGATCTCCTCAGCAAGATACGCTAGTCGCAATTCCCAAAGATGTTGGGAGTTTCGCCAATCTGCCCGCCCGACAACGATTTCAGCCATGCGGCGATGTTATCAGATCAGGGATTAGAAGGGGAGGGTTCGGTAAATCTAGGGGTGGCGTTCGGGTCGTAGAGCCAGCCGATGGCGCACGGTTCGTTGTCCCCAAGTTGCACAGGCGTGAGGTTATCCCAAAACGGATCCCCACCGCCCCAAATGATCACGTTTTCTACTACCGAATACTCGTTCACTAATGCCCATCGCATTATTCAAACTCCCAACAAAGAAGAACAAAACCATTTCCACCCGCACCACCATCGCCACCTTTTACTCCTGATGCGCCTCCACCGCCTCCACCTCCCGATCCTAGATATCCGTTTCCACCATTTCCACCTGCTGTATTTGTTGTAGTGTTTCCTCCCTGACCTCCACCACCACCGCCGGGAAGGTAATTCATAACTTCAAAAAAGTTTGGAAATTTAGGTAATTTCAGTAAATAATTAAACAATCGATACCCATATACACTTGCATCGATTCCGTTATTACCGCGACTAGTTCCATAACTTATTCCCGCTTGAGGTATTCCTAGAATAGATGGAAGTATAAATGAATTAGTAGTACTTTGACCTTTTCCCGATCCTCCGGCTCCTCCTCCTGAAATCCTTCGCGACGGGAAATTTATATTTGAAGAAACGTAATTACTTGAAGTTGAGGTTCCGTTTCCACCGTCGTTGCCTAAAATATTTCCATTTAATACTTGAGTTGCTGTTCCGGCGGTTCCCGCAGAAGTAGTGCCGCCAGTCCCGCCTAAATTAGATCCTACTTCAATTAAAATGCTTGCTGTTGAAGCCGTTCCACCAGCAGGCAACTGACTATTTTTAAAAGTAATAGAAGTGACCCCGCCGCTGTTTCCCGGGGATCCACTTGCATTGTCCGCAGGCCCACCTGCACCGCCAGTACCACCCGCGCCAATTACAATATCTATTCTGTGAAGATTTATATCATTAAGAAAACTTACTGGAAATCGTTCTATGATATAAGCATTTCCACTTGCTCCACCACCACCCCCCGATGCGTTTGTACCTAAGCCAAAACGCCCACCACCGCCTCCCGCACCGCCTCCAAGTGCAAGAAGTGATAAAAATTTTGCGGATGTACACAATGGAATTGATGAAGTAGTTGTATTAAAAAACTGCCAAATACATGGTTTCAAATTTCCATTGAACCCCGACCCAATTCCTTGAAATAGACCGTCGTTCATTAGTAGGTACTTCCGAAAACAAAAATGTTAAAGGTTTCTGCTTTTTCTGTGGATGCATATAGAATGCAAGAAGATGCGGAAACTTGGCCTTGTAAAACAAGATTTACAAGTTGAGGAACAGTAATCATAAATGCTGACACCGTTGCTGATGCTGTTACTGCCGCAATTGGTACTTCGGTAATAAGACGTTTAGTTGTACCGCCATCAATTGACAGAAAAAATCGAACCATTCCTATTGTCGTTGTTCCTGTTGCTTGAATTACAATTGAATGAATACGTTTACCAACTCCACTTCCTTGTGCTGCGGATGGGCCAGTTGCAATTGCTACGGTAGTTCCAGTTCCATCACGGTTAGCGTTGGCTGTCGAAATTTGAGAAATTTCAACGGTCGGTGCTGTTGAATATTGAGCAGACGTAGCCATTAAATGATCCCCTGATTAAAGAGAACAAAGTCAGGAACGGATCCACCGCCGCCCCCACCTGAGTTAGCAATCCATTCCAGTCCAGTTGACGTAGATGGATTAGCCGAAAGAATGTAGCCGCTTGTCCCCACGGGCAAGCGCGTATCCGCAGACGCATCGCGCACCAAGATGTCGCCCTTGGTGGTGAGCGCAGACGAGAAGGTTGCCGTTGCCCACGATACACCGTTGGCGTTTGCAGAGTCGGCTTTCAGGAAGTAACCATCTGTCCCTACGGGAACTCTAGTTACCGCCGAAGCCGTCCTTCCCAAGAGGTCACCCTTGGTAGTGAGTGTCGAGGCCGCGACCTTGGTGTCGGCATACGCTTTGGTCGCAGCGTCTTGAGCCGCTGTCGGGTCGGAAACGTTGGTGATGGCGCGATTGGATGAATCAAATCCATACCCAATAACGTTTCCTGTGGAGGCAACCGCAAATCTTACCGTCCCGCCGTTCAATTGACATTCAATCAGGTTTGCGGTTTGGCTTACCGATCCTTTGACGACAAGAGCCTTGAAGTCGCCGCCGGGAGTGATGACGTTGCGCGTGGAAGAAGCCGGATCCACAAAGACGTATCGCGTATGATCGTCGTTGGTTAATCCCGTCAACGCGCTGTGCGCCGTCACACCAGTCGTAGGCGTGGCCCAAGTCGGTACGCCACCTGACACCGTCAGCACCTGACCCGTCGTTCCGATACCAAGACGGGTAATCGCTGATGCGCCCGTTGCGTACAACGTATCGCCTGCCGTCGTAACCGTGGCCTTGGTCAGGTACTGCGTGTGCGGATCGCCAGTCGTCAGGCCACCAAGGTTGTTGTGGGTGATCGCCGCTTGATTGAGTCCAAGCGTATAAGTGCTTCCTGCGCCGCCGTCGGTTCCCGTAATCGGACTCGACACGGCAAGCGCACGCTCGTTCGTAAGGTCGCCTGTGTTAGCGAGCGTGATGTAGGACGGCGTGTTGGTAGCCAATCCTGAAGCGGCCACCGTCACGTTGCCACCTGCGCCACCATCGGTAATGCTGATGCCCGTGCCTGCTGTCAGGACACGTTCCGATGTCAACGTCGCATCCGTGGCGAGGGTGACATACGACGCTCCCGTGGGTGCGCCGCCGCTTCCGGTCGCCGCAATCGTAACGGTCGATCCGGCTCCGGCATCCGTAATGGTAATCCCGGTTCCTGCGGTTAGGACTCGTTCCGACGTAAGCGTTGCGTCGGTTGCGAGCGTGACGTAGGACGCACCAGTTGGCGCACCGCCCGTGTTTGCCACCCACTTAAGGCCAGTAACTTCCGCTGAATCAGCGGAAAGAATCTGACCGTTTGTTCCTACGGGAAGGCGTGCGAGGGCTGAGGAATCCCTTGTGAGAATGTCGCCTTTGGTGGTCAGCGTCGTCGTGCCGCCCTCGGGGCCTTGGGGGCCTGTATCACCCTGTGGCCCCTGCGCTCCAGTCAAACCCTGCGGCCCCTGCGGCCCGGTATCACCTTTAACGCCTTGAGGGCCAGTCGCCCCGGTCAATCCCTGCGGCCCAGTATCACCTTTAACGCCTTGAGGGCCAGTCGCCCCGGTCAATCCCTGCGGCCCAGTATCACCTTTAACGCCTTGAGGGCCAACCGCACCGGGGTCTCCCTGCGGGCCTTGCGGCCCGGTATCGCCCTTCGCTCCCTGAGGGCCTGTCGCGCCCGTTGAACCTTGAGGGCCTTGCGGCCCGGTATCGCCCTTCGCTCCCTGAGGGCCTGTCGCGCCCGTTGAACCTTGAGGGCCTTGCGGCCCCGTATCGCCCTTCGCGCCCTGCGGGCCTGTCGCGCCCGTTGAACCTTGCGGGCCTTGCGGCCCGGTATCGCCCTTCGCTCCCTGAGGCCCTTGCGCCCCGGTGTCGCCCTTCGCTCCCTGCGGGCCGATAGAACCTGTGTCGCCCTTAACGCCTTGTGGTCCAGTTGGTCCAACTGCACCTTGCGGACCAACCGCCCCGGTCGGACCCACGCCCTTGCGTGCGCCCGTGCTGTCCATTACGTACCAACCGTCATCGCCAAGACCGAGCATGTCTCCAACCGACAACGTAACCTTGACGAGCGTCGTGTACGTTCCGGCTTCGTTGCGTTCAATCGTGATGGTCGCCGCAACCGTATCGACGTTGACGCATTCGACGTTGCGAAGGTTGTGCTTGTAGGACGACGACGCCGGTGCATCGACGATCTTGACTCGGGTCGTTCCCGTGATCGTCGCCTTCTGCTGCTTCAGGTCGTAGGAGTTGTTGCCGAGGTCGCCATACGACACATCGACGACAAGATTGTTGGTTGTCACCGCCGCCCCTAGGCTGGCGTACAACTCCGACGTGGTGGTCATCAATCCGATTGGCATATCAGATTCCGATGTCGATGCGTTTCATCACGTCTTTGTGCCCTGCGCCTCCAGCCGTCGAGGTGATGGCTCCGGTGGAGTCGATGTACAAGGGATCAGCAACCTTGACGGTTTTCCGATCAAGTGAATCGTACTGCAACCCTGCGCCAAGGTCACGCTCCTTTGCAAACCAATGCATTTGCAAACGCCAATACGCGGTAAGCCACGCCTCAAGAGCGCGATCATCCGGCGACAATTTGGGCGGAGGCCCATGCTGTGCGTTTGGTTGAAAGGTCATTCGATGTCCAAGATTTCCGCGACACCTTCTACTTGGATTACCTGAATGGTTCCCGCTGTAGACGGCAACGGCGTCGGCGATAGCAACAACGGATTCGACGTTTCGGTTAAGCGGATTCGCGCTGACCGCGATTCACCACCAACCATCATGATGCGATAGGCATCTTCGGTCCGGAATTGAATCCATGATTCGCGGGCGTTTACAAAACTGAACGACCTACCGGGCTTGTCGCGGAACGTCGAACACCGAATAAAATTTCCATCGTTGTCCGACACGCCGGCAACCTTGACCCAACGCAACCGCTTTTTGCGTCCCGGATTGCCCCAGTCAAACACCAAATCCATGTACCAAGGGATGCCACCTACGACGACGCGGTCACCTGCCGCCGGCGTCAGGCCGAACGACGCGTAGACCTTAATCGTCGTATTCGTGCCATCGTTGGTAGCCGATTCGACCGTTCCCGTGACAACGGTTTCCGTTGCAAAGTTAAACAAATGCAGCGTCAATCCGTTGGCCACGGAATGCACGCCGGAAATGGTCACGGACGTTGTCGTGCCCGACGTGGCGGTACTCGACACCAACGACGTCACACCGTCATATGATCCGGTGTCGAGCGTTGAGACGTATCCGTTTACTGCCCCAATCAACCTAGTTGCGTCGTTTTCGTTTTCGCTTTGAAGGATTGTATCGATAGGCAACAAGTATTTGGTCCAAATACCTTGCGACGAGTCGTACACCAACACCATGCTGTTTGATGTCGCTCCCGTCGCGGCCACGCAGAACCACACCTGATTTCGCGGGTGATACACGGCAACCGATACGGCATCTTTTAGCGCGTCGTTTAAACCTTCGCGCATTGTGTATTGAATCGACGGATACAGCGGATTGTCGGGAGACGTGATGTTCTGCTCGTTTTGACCGTCGGTTTGGAAGCAATCGTCATCGGCCATATAGAAGATGGTCGATTCGGAATACGCTGCCGCTTGCGCTCCCACGGCCCCGTGCTTAATCGGTAGGAAATCGAAAGCAAAGGGCGCGTTGGTATCGCCAGTCGTGTACACCCGTGCTGTTCCGTCGCGCATGGACACCAGCAAATAATTGTTGGTGCGAATCATGTGCGTAATCGGATCTCCCGAATCAAGATCAAGATCGAGGTACAAAGAAATCGGATCGTATCGCGTCGGGTAACCGATTGCGCTTCGATACAGGCGAGTCGGGAACAACGAGTTGCCACCTAGGAACGTGCCATCTCGAAATACTCCGACAACGCTTGCTTGAGGCGCTTCGTGGTTGGCAAAATATTCCATCGTCGTTCCCGTTGGGACCGCCGTAATTGCCTTGTTGGTAGCGTCACCGTAGTTGATTGTGGTGTTGTCGTTTACCGTCGTTACCAAATACGCCACCGCTCCATCGGTCCCGTTCACGCCCGTGATGTAGATGCGTCGTGCATTCACCTGCGGGTCAGGTGACGTCATCATGCCGACCGTATTGATTGCCCCAGTAGTGCCCGTTGTCGTGACCGCGACACCCGGCGATGGATTGCTTTCGTCGCCGGTTACGGTGTTTACAAACGTGTAGTAAACCCAATACGTGCCTGCTGCAAGCGTGCCGCCGGTAGTTGAAGCGCTGGCTGATACTTGTGCGGATGGGGCCGCAATCCCCGCAAAGCGCAACGAGTTGCCGTCATAGATCATAGGCCGTTGCCCGTTAGGCTCGGCCATGATCACGTTGTTGCCGTATTGGGCAAACGACACCTTTCCCGTGCTTTTAAAGAACCCGGAGGCAACTAGTTTGGCTACGCCACCGCCAACGGGGATTTCGTACAGCCCGGAACCAGCAACCGCCAAAATGCGGCGTTCGGTTGATCCGTTGGCTCGAAACGTTTTGTAGTCCCACAACCCCCGAGGTCGCACAATCTGATAGGGCTCGACGATGCCGGCGTCCCAACGATAGCCTTCCAGTTGCGCCGGGAACATATCGCAGGTGTAAGTGTTTGCCGTCGTCGTCTCAACAAACGGGTTGTTGCCGTACCCGTCGTTGAACTTGAGATAAAACACCGTTTGAAACGATGGATTGGAGAAAGTCCAACTCGACACCTCGTTCAAAATATATCCGGCGTTGCTCGGATTGTCCGAGCCGATACCGACGTATTGCGGCCCTTGCGATGTTCCGTTCCAAATCAATTGAACGTCGTCAATAATTCCGCAAAACGAACCTCGCGTCGTGTCGATTACGCCGACGGTGCCATTGCTTTGAACGCCGGTAGCCGACAGCCTTGCGCCGATATACCACGATGAATCGCACGTGGTAACCGTATTGGTGCAGGTGATTGGCGTTGCCGTTGCAATTGCCACCTGCGTACCGACTCCGGTCTCATACGCAATCTGAAAAATGACCTGATTAATCGTCCCGGTCGTCGAATACACCGTGCGGCGATCTAACGAAAAACGAACCTTTTTGCCAACAAGCGCCGACACGTTCACCGACGTGATCGTCATTTTGCGCTCGGTCGCGTTGTCCATGTAAATGGCTTGGAACTTATCGGCGTTGGATCCGTCTAGGTTGACGCCGATGGCAACTGGTTGGGGGTTTGTGCTAATTCCAGACCACAGGATGACGCCTCTAGGGGCAGCAGTCGCACCGGGAGGTAACTTCGGGACGCATACCCCTCTAACGGTCCAACGCTGGCCCGAGGCGGGAGTGGCCCCTGTCGTGGTGCCTGCAAAGACTGTGTTGAATGAGGGATTGGCTCCGGTATTGAGGAGCCGGACGTAAGCGAGTTGATCGGGCCTCCATTGGAGCCCGCTTGATCCAACGACCTCGCTCTCGTCAAAGGCCCAAGTGGGGGGACTAAATGGGAGCGACCCGTGATTGGCGTTTGAGGAAGAGTCATACAGCCTCCCGTCGGCGCTCGCGTCGTTAAGCCGGTAATAACCAAACAACCCGCCACCGCTTTGCGCCGACGCGATCAGGTTGTCCGGGATTTCTTTGGACCACCTCGATGCATACAAGCCCTGCATATATGCATGCTTGCTGGACGTTCCAACCGCCAACCGCAACTCGGCAATCGTTCCGGAGAAATACTTTGAGTTGATGGTGTTGGACGTGTCCATTCCGACGCCGATGGTGATGTCTTCGTTGGTTCCGCCCCCCGTGTAATCGGTGCCGGCCCACACCGCGCCGTCGAGCGCCGATCCGACAAGCGTCCCTGCCGCATCGTAAACGTAGAACCCTAGTTTTTTGGTCGCGTCGTCGATGGTCAATTCAAGAAACCGATATCGTCCGACCGCGGTTTCGTAGGCCGTAGACGAGTTTTGACCGTCCGCGACCTCCAACGACGCCGCATCTCCGGTTCCATTAAATACGGCACGCCAACCGCCAACAATTTGCGATGCGCCGTTTTGAATCGACGAATCGTAAACAATCGACCAATGCAGATTCGCGCCGGTTCCGTAGCCTTTGCTGGCAACGTACATCACGGTTTGAGCAGGATTTGGCATCTTTGCCAACACCACGCCAACGCCGATGTACCACGCAATGGTGCCCGTTCCCGGATACATGAACGACCGGGTTTTAATGCGACCATACGGGCCGTCAAACGTTCCCGTGTCCCATCGCGGCATCAGTCGCAGCGCCGCGTCTCCGAACCGATTGTTGTGCAATCGGGTGTAGCCATTGCGTCGCTTGGCTACGCGTTCCGAAAAATCCACGTTCACGACATCGGGAGATTCGATACGCGTCGCCTTTACGGGAACTGCGCGATCCGAGAACCCGCCGAAGCGATCTACGGTTGTCGTGACCTTTTGCGAGGCCATTACGTCGGCCCCGTAAGGTTAATGCCCCACCACGCTCGGGGAGCCAGTCCGGAGTGCCCGACGTAGGCGCGACGATTGTACGCTTGGCCGGTGATCGGATTCGCCTTAGACTTCATCTTCGCCACGCCTTGCTCGTAGAGTTGCGTGTGGAACGAAAGGTCCTGAGCGTTCAGGTAGTTGGGGAAATGCGTCACCGCCCCATGAATCAAGGTCGGTGCGTGTTCGATGGGAAAGCGCCTGTCTAGGACATCGCCTGCCCCACGCACCGTTGTGGACACCGGAGTTGGAATGGCACGATAGCGGTAGGCAATCGTGTCAACCGCCACCGGCGTAGGCCACAGTTTGATCGTTGCCACGCCGGTTGCCGGCGACCGAGCCCGTACCCAGTAGTGCGTTGGACGGGCCGACGAGTTACGGGTCTGCAACCAAAAATCGTTAAAGTCGGTTTCGGGCAGGTAGAGGATCGTGCGCTTATCGTTGGTCGTAAACACGACCGACGAGTCGATCAACTCATGGAAATCATCGGCAAGTGCGTATTCCGAGATTCCGTTTTGCGTCGAAAAACTTCCATCGGTCCGAAGTCCCCAATGGTTGGAGCGCGTGACGAGATCCATCAGTTTTTCGTTCAGCGCCCATCGGATCTCCGTATCGAGGTCGGTGTCCGGTATTGCGTTGTTCGTGACCGCAAACGAAACCCGATCAACGAGGGTGTCAACCAAAATCTCGTCTGCGGCCATCGGACTACCTCACAGGCTGTTCCAAAACTCTTCGGTCTTGGGAGATTCTACCATCTGCTCCAACGACGTCCGAGGTTCGTGCTTCACGAAAATCTCGGGCGCGTGCGCGAGCAGGACCTTTTGTTCGCCGTTCAATTTAACCTGATAGGTCTTGGCAAACGCCCGGCGCATGGAATCCCCGGTTTCGCGGCAATGCTCGACCAGCCGGCAGACCTCATCGTAGGTCATTTGGATGGTGTTGGACGGCAGTTCCAACGACCCGGAGACGGAGGTTGCCGTCGGAGGCACGGTCTTGTAGTCGATGTTCCATTCCTCTTGGAGGACGTTCACCGCCCCGGATTCTAGAACAAATCCGTATTTGCGTTGGTCCCATCGGACATGGAATTCATTACGCGTCGGGCCTTCCCAAGGAGGAACCCAACCGCGTTCGCGACGTACCGAAGCAGGCTTCGGTCCTCGTACCACCCCATCAACAACTTCAGTCTTTCCCATTTAGTTAGTCCTGTAAAGTAACGGCGAATCCGGGACGACCCACAAATGCAAGCCGCCCCGGTTTCGCGAAATCTTTGAACGCTCCAATCGGTACGCTCAAGGCGCAAACATTGAGCGCACCGATGGAAATCGTGTTCACTCACAGCAGGCGAACGAACGCACGCACGCAGCGCGTGGTGATGGCACTTGCAGTCGCGTTAGAGGACGCTTCAAGAGCGACCATTGGCGCAATCAAGCCCGCCGCATCGGTACCGGCCAAAGCCGTAAACTTTTCCAGTCGAGCGGCGGTTTTGGACGCCGTCAACGGATTAGCCACCGCAATGTCGTTGACCGGACCGGGGGTGCTGCCCGGGAGATTCACGCGAGCCCGCGCTTCGCCGTAAATCGTCACCATGACGACATCGCCGCTCACCGCTTCACGTCCGGTCAGCGCCACCGTACCGTCGGCGTTAACGGCCTTAGACGCCGCCGCCAACGATTCGTTTTGCGCGCCCGATCCGCCAATGCCTTCGTAGATGCCCACAACAAGCGCGGCACCCGCGGTCGTAGACGAAACGACGGTCTTTGCGCGATTAGCCACCGTAGCGTTGGCGTGGTTAATGATAACCGGTTCGCCAACCACCAAAGCGCTTCCCGCGTTAAACATCGCTTCGATGCGTTCCGTGGTTTCAAGCGTGTCGCTCGAAATCCCAATTCCATTGAGACGAGTGATTCTCATGGTCGTGTCCTTTCTATCAGACGGAGGATCCGTAGTTGAACATCACGCCGCAATAGCGCGGGTTCTCCACGATCAGTTGTCCACGCCACAGAATCTGAGCCACAGCACCCGCCTGATCAATCGGCTGCTTAAACTCGGTCGCCTCGAAATCGGCGCTGTCGGACACCTTCAAACCGCACACCGAAGTGTTGAGCAGGAAGATGTACGGCGACGTGCTGGCGATTTCGCTGGTGTTGATCGCGCCGGACGTCACGCAACGGTCGGTCTGCACCCATTGGGCACCCTTGAACGACGTCGTCGAGAATCCGAGTTCCGCCGCCTGCGGATCGCCGCCGGTGCGAACGTACTGAAGGAATCCCGCCGCCGAGTTCTGATAGTCTTCGTAGGGCTGCGGAGCCGAAATGATGAGGTCGGGCATCGTGGTGCCCCACGTCAGCATTTGGAACATGTGCGCCAACCCACGAAGCGCCTTGTTCGGGACACCGCTCGCAAGCGCGAACGTGTTGTCCGAACCGAAGCCCGTGGAGATGGTGCCGGTGTTGCTGTTCATATCAACAGCCATGTTTTCCCAACCCGTACCACCGATGCCATCGGCAGTAAAGTTAGCGCGACCAACACCACCGTAGTTGTTGTTGGCCTGACGCAACTGCCAACGCGCCGTCTTCAGGACGTCGCCGGTCGTGTTGTGGCGCTTCGGGTAGATCGCCTGCTCAAGACCGAGGATGTTGTTGGAGTCGCTGGTGTTACCCCAAAACATGTCGCGGTCGAGGCGCGATCCGAGCGAGCGGTACGCCTTGTACGCACGCGCTTCCATAAGATCGACGATCTGATGGGGCGAGCGGATCTGCTGCTGCTCTTCCCACGATACGGTGACGTTGGTCGCGTAGTTGGCGAAGTTGAAGTACGCCGAACGAGCGCCCTGCGTCGCCGCGGTAGGCAGCGTCTGAAGGCCGGTGAACGAGACGACGGTCGTGTCATCCTTGTCAATCACGGGCACCATGTGGTGGTGCGAGTAATTGCCCGGCTGATACATACCCATCTTCATCGCGATGTTGAGCAGGGTCGTCTCCTTGAAGACGATGTCCTGCACGCCCGACGACACAGACTCAAACGCGCCCGTGTAGAGCGTGTTGAGGTTTGCGGTATCTCTTACTGCTGGAAACGGCATGATTGGCTACCTCCTAGTAGCGTTGGAAAAGAGAGTCAATTCCCAACCGCTTTGCTTCGCCGGCAAGTTGACGTGCGATTGAATCGCGATCCAAGGCAATCCTTCCTCTCGACGGCTTCGTCATCATTGTCGGAGCGCCGGCGGGGGTCAACTCTTTGGAGCGGACTTGTTCCGCTTCCGTTTTCATACGATCCGAGATCACCGCTCCATCGCTGGCAAGCAACAACGCTTGACGCAGCGGGAGAGACTGGGAGGCTGCGATTTCCTCGGCCTGCCGGCGGTACTTGTCGGCGGTCGGGAATTCCTTTTTCAGTTGGTCCCACTTGGATTCGTATTGAGTTTGACCATACGCCTCAACCATACGCTGGTACGGTTGAAGTTTGGGCTCCAAAATCTGCGTTGTGGCCTGCTGGTAGTGAAGGTCAAGCAGTTCTTGGATGGCGTTCAGCGTGTCCGGCTCAAAACGATCCGCGAGCGAAGCAGGAATCTGCATCTTGGTGCGCGGAATCTGCGGCATTTCCTCGACTTGCGTCGGATTAACGCCACGGAGTTGAGCCAACAGGCTTCCCGGGTCCGGATGTCGCATCAACGCTTCAAAGGCTTGCGCCTTTTGCTCCGTTTGCGCGACTTCTGCTGCCTTCTGCCGAGCATCTTCGCTGAGTTTCTGCATCTTTCGATGGAAACCCTTTTGAAGATCGGCCTTCAACTTCTGAATTTCGGGTGCGTCGGACGGATCGGCCTTTAGAAAAGCGTCATCGTCTTGTGTATCCGCTCCGGTAGGAGGCTCGCCCGAGGCTGCACCGGCATTTGAGTCGGACGGGGCTTGGGTAGCGGAGGCATCCGCACCGTATCCGAACTCAGGTTTGCCAAAAACAGCGTCGAACTTCTCACGGAGTTCCGGGGACACGCGTTCTTGCTGCGCTTCGCTTTGCGGCATGTGTTAAATCACTTCTTGTTGTAGTCGCCAATGCCCTGCGTGAACGACTTCACGCTACGGAACTTCGCACCGGCGGCAACGGTCTTGCAATCCCGGTCCTTAGAGGTCGGGAACTTGTAGTCTGCACACGACATAGTCATTCTCCCGTCGGAGTGAAACCGAAACGGCGGCAGTATTCCAACCGCTCCTTTCGGCTCGTAAACGGGCGCGGCCCTTCGACGTACCTTCCGTCGGGAGTCGTACCCTTGAAATAGTTATACCACGATTTTTCGGCTTCTCGGCAACGCAAGTCTTCGTTGGCAAACATTTTTTCGCCGTAGACGTTCTTGTAGCGCTGCTCGTCGTAGTCGGTATCGTGAACCGAAGGCCCAACGCTTTCGGTTTTTTCGGACTCGAGTTCGGCGGTGGAAACGTGCGTCCATCGGCCCTCTCCGGTGCGGATCCAAACAAATCCATCGGATGCGGGCTCGATGTACGGCTTCTTTTTTTTCTTCTTAGGCAATCGGACCTCCTTGCATTTGGGCCATTCCGGCGTCGCCGGACGCCATCGCCGGCCCTCCCGGCGGGCTTCCACCTGCTGCGCCGCCCATTCCCATGAGCGCCGCTTGCATATACATCTGCGACATCTGATCGGGAGCCATTTCTTGCAGGAATTCCGAACCGTTTTGGAACCCCAGCAACTTGAAAAACTCCTGCCACAGCCGCGGAAGGTTGAGCATTTGCGCCGCGACCGGGTCGCTCTTGGCCAACTGAATGGCCGTCGTGACCGCCTGAGCGCGGGTCGTGTCGTTTCGAGGTTGCATCGAACCGACCTCGATAGACACGTTCAACCCCCATTGGATATCGGGGGTCGTGAACTCTTCCTTAATCCACATTTCGGCGGCTTCGGGGCCTGCCAACACGGCGAGCATACCCGCATCGTAGAACTGCGCCGCCAACTTGAGCCTGTCGTGCGCGACCTGCGCGATGAAGTCATTGAACGCCGAGTATTTTGACTGCCCGCGGGCTCCCGCGTTGCGTGCGATTTCCGCGGCCTCGGTCGCCGACGTCTCGGATTTCAGCGATTGCATCATCTGATTAGCACCCATGCCGGTGCCGTCTTGGATGTTGCGCTCAATGACCGCCAAGTACGCCATCGCTTCGTTGGTCTGCGGGTTACGCGGCAGCAATCGGACGACCTGATCGAGCGGGCGTCCGGTCATGCCGTTGATCGGCAGCATCAATCCGACGCCTTCCATCGTCATCGGACGAATGTCCTCTTCCGTGGACATAATCGAGCGATCGAACGCATAAACATCCACGGCGGCACGCATAAATGCGTCGTGCATGCGCGTGCGAATCTCGCGTTCTTCGATGACGTGCGTAAGAATCGGCTGAATATCCGACACCGCGAAGATGCGCTGCCCGATGTCGTTCCATCGGAGCATTTTGTAGGGGCATCCGAGGTCATACGGCGCGACCTCTTCGCGCAAGAACTTCTCTTGGTTCTTGGCGAACACCTTCATGTCCCACGTGCCGTCGGGTTGCCGCTCAAAAATCTCAAAGATCTCGACGTACTTGTACGGCATTGGGACGTCGTCGGGCCCGGACACGGCGGTCGTTTTACCTGAGTTGATGAACGGACGACCGTTGCGCTTCCACGGTTTGTCCGACGTACCCATAAACACCGACGTCGGCGTCAGCCGGCTCTTATTCTTGAACCGGTCATCGGCCATGACCATCTCGTAATCCGCGTAAATCACGCGTCCGATCCAACGCGCATCTTCAAGGCACGTCGCATTCGGGTCGATCACGATGTCGTCGGGCGACACGCGTCGTGAACAGACGCGGCCTTTCCACACGCGGTCGTCCATTTCAAACGTTGTCTCGCTCGGCTGCGCGGCGATCGAATCCCGCGCCGACTCCATTTGCATGACGAGTTCGCCGACCTGCTGTTGAAGGACGGGGTCCTGCTGCAACTTCTGTGCAAGAGCCTGCCGGCGGCGGCGCGCACGCGCCATCGCGTCGTGATCGCCCTCGACGCCGCTCAACATGAACCCCCAACCCGTCAGAATCGTGTCGCGCAGACACAACCGCGCTTCACGTTGCAGCCGCGCATCGCGCAGCCACTCGGTGTTGAGCGCGTCTTCCGCGAACTTCGACAACTTCTCCTGCTTCGCGGTCATCGGCTGCACGAAGAACTTCGGGTTCCGGTTGTACACCTGCGATTCAATCGAATGCACAAGCCCGTAAACACGCGGCGGCTGCACCTGTTCAAGCGTGTAGCGATCCGCATACGCGTATCCCGTGAACTGTTCTTGCTCGTAGCACTCACGCGCAAGGTCCCAGTACGGCTTGGCGAACCGATCACGCTCGCGCTGGTAGCCGACGATCAACTGCTCCCACCACGGAGGCTTGCCCTTCATGTTGTCGTGGATGAACTGGGCGGCTTCGGAATTAAAAACTGAGGCCATTAGCGGTACCTCGTCGTGGTTTCGACGCGTGCGATGCCGCGCCGTTTCGTTTCGTTGAGTATGCGATCCGTGAACGCGGCAATCGTATACGGGTTGCCTGCCGGCTGCGGCTTCTTACGCGGCGGCGGGTTGGTTCCATACTGCCAAATATCGGCGAGCGTATCGACGTAGTCGTCGTGCCGCGCCGCGGACGAGTACAGCGCGATTTGCTTGACAACGTCGTCGAAGCGGCTGCCATACGGCACCCACAACTTCCCGGCGTTGATCAACGGATCGAGCGCCCGGATACGGGTGTACTTCTGCGTGCGTCCGCGTTCTGCCGAGCCGATCTCTCGGATCGGATAGACGAGCCCGTTCGACATGGCGTCTTTGCGGATCCAATGCGCCAACTGCCGTTGGTACGCAACCGTCTCCACCAGCAGACTCATCGGATTCCACAACTGCACGTGTTTGCGGATCCACGCGATCATCTCGTCCACGGTCGGGTGTCCACCGTTGACGTCCACCAACCAAAAGTTGCCCTCGTCGTCGCGCCCGACCGTCATCACGACCCCGAGATCGTGTTGCTGGTCGATGCCGGCGTTCGGGTCGGTCCCCGTGAAGTAGTACACCGACCGAGGTCCATCCGCTCGTTCCGGGATCTTGATGCGTCCCTGCGCGTCGTATTCCGGAACGAACCGATTGATGCGTTCCTCGTTGAACAGCATCGTCCCGTCGGGCGACGGGTTGTTCAGATAGTTGGCCGAGAACAGATACGGACCCATCGCGGCCTTCTCGGCGTCGAGCGATTCGGGTGTGTGCTTGCTCGGCCACGCCGGCGACCCATCCTCGTTGAACGGCGTCAGCACCAACGACCGCGTAATCTTCTGCATCTCGTTCGATCCCATCAGCCACCCGTAGCAGTCTTCGTAATGCCATCGGGTACCGACCAACAGGATGCGACTCTTCGGGCCCATAAGCAGCGGCGAGAGCGTCTTCACGAACGTCTTCACCTTATCGATCTGCTCGGGCGTCGTCGTGTTCTCCGCGTTCACCAAGTCGTCGCAGATAATCAGATCGAAGTGCCGACCCGTCTTCGCGGACGACATCGACGTCGCCGCCAAACTCGGCGTATGGTCGATGATCTTCCGCTTCAGGATAATCTCGTCGGCCTTCCACTTCGGCGCGTCCTTGCGCGTCTTCCACACGACGTCGGGAAACAACGCACGCAGCAATTCGTTCTGTTCAAACTGCTCGACGGCTTCCGACATAATCGACTCGGCCAGTCCCGCCGAACCGTGGATGATCAGAATTTTCAGATTCGGGTTGCGGCACAACAACCACACGGGCAAGCCCGCCGTCACCTGCTTCGATTTGCCGTGACCGCGAGGCGCCAGCAAGACCGAGAACTTCTCCTTGGCGTCGAACACCTTGGAGGCAAACGCACCGATCTGATCGTGCATCGGCGCGTCAAAAAACCCGTACCCCAAAACGGTTCGCGTGGCCCATGTGAAGTCACTGACGAACCGTTGGCGTAACGCTTTTTTCAGATCATCGGGTAGGTTCACACAAACCAAGTCACGATGACGTTGGCGGCGCTGGTGCAATAAACCGACAAACCCGTAATAGGTTTGTCCGCATCTGCCAGCATCACGATGTTGTCCGCACGCGAATGCGTAATCGCCATGCCGTCCGTCCAAGTGCCCACCGCCGGAGCCGAAATGTTTCCCGGCGTCGTGCCGCCCACATAAGGCCGAATCTTCAGCCCGTTGTTCTGCGCCACGTCGATGGCAATCAACACCTGATACGCCCCCGACGAAATAGGACAGGTGAACGTCGAAGTCGCCGCTCCCGCATTCGCCTTCATCTCGCCCTGCACCGTAGCGTCAGCCGGCAACACCGTCGCCGCAACCGTCACACCCGGATTCGTGACCGTGTACATCTCACTTCTCCAACATCCGACGGAGTTGAGCAATCTCCTCGGTTTCCTTGATCTCGTCCTTCGTCGTGGCCGTCGCCGCCTTCAACTCCGCGCTCTTCTTCCAAGCGCAAAGATCCGACAACCGACTCACCACGTCCAAGAACTCCTTCACCGAGTTTACCTGCCCAAGCATCACCACCAAATGCCTCTTGATTGTCTCTCGGACTTCGTCCTCGTCAA